ATGAAAAAGATGACATCCAAATAGAAGTTGGTGGCGTTTTTATCGCAGAGAAACTAATTACCAAAGAATCTAAACGTTCTTGTCCGGTATGCAACACCTATTCATTTAAGTCAAACGATGATGTCTATATGGCAAAATTTGATTGTTGTGAAAAATGTTACATCCAATGGGTTGAAGATCGCGAAGAACGATGGCTTAAAGGATGGAGACCAACAAATGAGTAACACAACACTAGAAATAATTCAAGGACTTTCACAAGCAGCAGCAAACGTTTATGACGGAGCTCATGATGAAAGGTTTTCCTATGATGGAGAATCCAGAACAATGGGTTTGAAACGAGAAGAAGGTTGCCCAATAAATGACTCAAGAGTTATGGACGGCTTTAAAGTTAGGTTTTATGGAGATTCAATGATTCTTTCCTACCAATCAGATATACTTCTTAAAGAAGTTTATGCTGGAAAATTCGAGCAGGGAATTGAAGCAATGCTCAATGATATCAAGAAGTTCTTACAAAAAGAATACAGAGCAATAACAGGTAAGTCTGTTTCTCTTACAGCAAAGGGAGAACCAAGTATTTTAGTTCAATCAACATCAAGAATCCGCTCTTTTGTTGAAGCAAATCAGCATTTTAAAATTGGTGGAATTGAATCAATGCCTATCCTGGAACCATCAATCGATCAAACAAGAGATGTTACAAGAAAGTTTTTAGAACAATTCTCGGACAAACGTCCAAAGAATGATACACGCAAAAAAGGAGCAAATCAAAAATGAAAATTACAAACCAACAACTAAGACAAATAATCAAGGAAGAACTTGAAGCTACCATAACAGAGATGGATAGTAACGATATTGACAACTTGAGACCGGAACTAAGAGATGAATTCCGCGAACTCCCAGATGCTGGTGGCTCTATAGCAGGTTCTCCCGGAGCATCTGCTCGTGATGAACTTATTGAAATAGCTGGTTCGATGGATTCACCTGAAGATCTTCAAAGACTGGCACAGACAGTTCAATCAGAAGCAGCAAAAAGGGCGCTTGAAGCAATCTTAGGATTATAAACAATAGGACATTATGTCACTAAAGCTATCAAAGCAAGAGATAATAAAAGAAATTCTCAAGAGCGGAAAAGATCCAATATATTTTATAAACAATTATTGCAGGATCTCACACCCACTTAAGGGTTTAATTCCTTTCAATACTTATCCTTATCAGGATGACTTGGTAAAGGATTTCAATGATTATCGCTTCACAGTTATACTAAAAGCAAGGCAGTTGGGCATCTCTACGATCTCCGCTGCTTATGCTGTTTGGTTTATGCTATTTCACAAAGAGAAGAATATCTTGGTCATGGCAACCAAGTTCGGAACAGCAGCCAACTTAGTAAAGAAAGTAAAAATGGTCATGAAGAACCTTCCAAGATGGATGCAGGTTGCTACCATAACAATTGACAACAGAACTTCATTTGAATTATCAAATGGGTCCTCAATCAAAGCGGTCGGGACATCAGCAGACGCTGGTCGTTCGGAAGCGTTATCCTTATTGATTATTGACGAGGCAGCACACGTTGATGGTCTCGAAGAGCTTTGGGCAGGTCTTTATCCTACTCTATCAACAGGGGGTCGCTGTATCGCTTTATCGACGCCTATGGGTGTTGGAAACTGGTTCCACAGAACCTATGTAGACGCAGAGAATGGAGACAATGAGTTTCACCATGTTTCTTTGCCTTGGGATATCCACCCTGATCGTGATCTAGCTTGGTTCGAGAAAGAAACCAAGAACATGTCGAGAAGACAAATAGCACAAGAGCTTGAGTGTAACTTCAACACATCTGGAGAAACTGTCATACATCCCGATGATGTCCATTGGATGTTCGAACAACAACAAGAACCAGAATACAAAACGGGCTGGGACAGAAACCTATGGATTTGGGAAAAACACCAAGAAGGTGCTCCTTATCTTTTGGTAGCAGATGTTGCTAGAGGAGACGGTGCAGATTCTTCTGTATTTCATGTTCTGCGCACTGATACGATGGAAATTGTTGCTGAGTATCAAGGTAAACCCACAATGGATCACTTTGCCAAGATTTTATTCGACACAGGAAAAGAGTATGGAAACTGTCTCGTAGTAATTGAAAATGTCGGAATAGGTATCGCTGCTTGTGAAAAGGTAAGAGACCTTGGTTATCCAAACCTTTACTATTCAATAAAATCTACTCACCAATATGTTGATTCCTTGGAAGGTGAATACAATACCAACGCGGTTATCGGTTTTACCACATCTTCAAAAACAAGGCCTCTTATTGTTGCAAAGCTTGAAGAGTACATAAGAAACAAGTTAGTTAAACCAAGATCTACTAGATTGTTTCACGAAGTAAAAACATTTATTTGGAATAATGGAAAACCTCAAGCAATGAGAAGTTATCATGATGATTTAATTATGGCTTTGGCAATTGCATGTTGGGTTCGAGACACAGCTCTGGAAGTTTCTGAAAAAGATCGCATGTACCAAGAAGCTATGATTACCTCAATTAAATCTTCAACAACTAGAATGAACACCTCGATTAAAGGTATGAGAGGTTACAACAAAACCAAGACAGAAGAATCAAAAGAAGAGTTTGAAAAAACTTATAAAGACTTTGCATGGATTTTCAGGGGTTAGCTTGACAAACTGTTTACTTTATGCTATAATAGAACTATTTATTACGAAAAGGAATAGCTATGCCAAAATATAAAAAGTCACCTTATAATCCTCAATCGGATTTATTCAAGGCTCTAACTAAACTGTTCTCCGGTCCGATCACACAACGAAGAACACAAACAGGTCGTATGTTGCGAAGAAGACAATTAGATAATTATGCAACAAAATTCAGATCAGCCACAGGTGCACAATTTAAAAAGTGGGAACACAACCCAATAAATACAGTAACCTTAAATATGATTTCAAATAGAAATCGTGCTGAGCGTTATGTTGACTTTGATGAAATGGAGTACATGCCAGAGATCGCATCATCTCTAGATATCTATGCAGATGAAATGACAACACACACAGCTCTTCGTCCTATGCTTAACATTAAGTGCGCTAACGAAGAAATTAAACACATCCTCCATAATTTGTATCACAACGTCCTCAACATCGAACACAATCTATTCGGTTGGGCGCGAACAATGTGTAAGTACGGTGATTTCTTTCTATATCTTGATATTGATGAAGACATGGGAATCCGATCTGCTATTGGATTACCGACTAGAGAGATTGAGCGCCTCGAGGGAGAAGACCAATCAAACCCTAGTTATGTCCAGTACCAGTGGAACACAGCAGGACTAACTCTAGAGAATTGGCAAGTTGCACACTTCAGAATTCTCGGTAACGACAAGCACTCTCCTTATGGAACATCAGTGCTTGAAGCATCCAGACGTATTCACCGTCAACTTATACTTTTAGAAGATGCCATGATGGCTTATCGAATTGTCAGGGCCCCTGAACGCAGATTGTTTAAAATTGATGTTGGTGGGATACCTCCTCAAGACGTTGAGCAGTACATGCAGAAAGTCATGACTCAACTAAAAAGACACTCTGTTGTTGACCCAAGCACGGGTCGTGTTGATTTACGATACAATCCTTTATCAATTGAAGAAGATTACTATGTCCCAATTCGTGGAGGTCAATCTGCCACAGACATAACCAATCTTCCTGGTGCAACCTACAATGGAGGAATTGATGATGTTAAGTACTTGAGGGACAAATTATTTGCAGCTCTCAAAGTACCACAATCTTATTTAACTATGGGAGAAGGAGCATCAGAGGATAAAACTACTCTTGCACAAAAAGACATTCGTTTTGCAAGAACCATACAAAGATTACAAAGAGTAGCCATAGCAGAATTAGAAAAGATTGGTATTATTCACCTTTATACTTTGGGCTATAGAAATGACGACTTGCTAACTTTCAATCTTCAGTTGAACAATCCATCTAAAATTGCTGAATTGCAAGAACTCGAACATTGGGATAAGAAGTTCAGTGTTGCTGGAAACGCAACAGAAGGGTATTTTTCCAAACGATGGGTCGCAGAACATGTCTTCGGAATGTCTGAAGGTGAATTCCTTCGCAATCAACGAGAAATGTTCTTTGACAAGAAATTTGGTGCCAAGCTTGAAGCTGCGGCAGCTGGTGGAGAAGGTGGAGAAGATGCTGGTGGAGGTGGAGGCCTTGCTGGTGGAATGGACGACCTCGGTGGAGGTGGTGGAGATACAGATTTAGGCGGTGACCTTGGTGGAGACCTTGGTGGAGACCTTGGTGGTGATCTTGGAGGCGGTGATGATGCCGGAGGAGACAAAGGGGGTGACGATGATCTCTTAGCCGAGCCATCCGCCAAAAGAGATGATACACCAAGATATGTCGACATTCCTCGTAAAAAAGGTTTTAACAACCCTGACTTACGAAAGAGAGGGCCCTACAAGCGTCACCAGTCTTCTTATGACAAAGGAGGCATGAAAAAGTCAATGCTTGGAGCAACAGGTATTGAAGCATCACGATCGACAGGTCGAAACATTTACAAAGGCTATGTTGGAAATGAATATTCACTATCTCAAGCATCCGGCGGCTATTTAGAAGAAGAACAAAAATTAGAAACAGTATCTCGCGAAGTTGAGATGCTTATCGAATCATTAAACAAAAAGGAACCAATCGATGAAACATAATAAGAAAAGAAATACCGCTTTTCTTTACGAGTGCCTAATCAAAGAAATGACCAAGGCAGTTGTAAGAGGAGAATCACAAAAGAAACAACAAATCGTTGAGACCCTAAAGAGATACTTCTCAAAAGGAACTCCTCTCTATAATGATTTGCAACTATACAAGCAATTGATGGAAACCAAGAATTTGAAAGAATCTCTTGGAATTCGTTTTATGGAAGAAGTAAAAAAAGATTGGGAAACCTTAGACAGAAAAGAAATCTTCAACCAACAAACACAACTGATAAGAGAATTCAATCAAAGTACTCCAGAAGCATTTGGAAACTTTATTCCTAATTATAAATCAATTGCAACAGTTGGACAGTATTTCAATTCTAATGGCCTTAAAGCAAAGACTCGCCTATTGATAGAGGAAAGAGTCAAAACACTTGTTATTTCGCATTCTGAAGCGATTAAAGAGCAAAAGTTAAAGACGGTAGATAGTCTTACTTATAATACATTCGTTAATAAATTCAACGATACGTACAAAGAATCTTTATTAGAAGAACAGAGAGAACTTTTGACCAACTACATCACGTCATTTTCTGACAATGGACTTGGGCTTAAGATGTTTATGAACGAAGAAATTGGAAGATTAAAAGAACAATGTGAGACTTTGAGCGAAGGTAAGTGGTCTGATAAGATCACACTCGTTAAAGAAAAGCTTGAATATTTTAAAAAGAAACCTTTAACTGAGGAAGTAGTTAAAGATGTGTTTCACATTCAACAACTATTGTCGGAGATCAAATAAATGTATAAGCCACCACAAGACATTATAACAGAACTTTTAAAAGAAGATATAGGAATCGATATTCAGAGACCAACTGATGTTAACATAATGACAGAGCCAGAAGAACGAGACTTGTATGTTCGTATACAAGGAGATCGCGATATAGACATTACGAAAGGACCTGTTGGTGTTAAGATAGTTAACCCAAATGAACATACTACAAAGTTTGAAATGAACATCCGGAAATCTCTCAATGGAGATCTTTTGGTTTTTGACCATGCTGATATTGATATTGTCCTTATGGTTGAGAAGAAGAAAATTGTAGCATTTCCAAAAGATTTGATGTCTGAAGTGGTATACGGAGCAGAGTCACGTTTAATGGAATGGATGAGACACAATGGTATTATTGAATATGATTCAATCCAAGGAGGAAATGTTTATGGTTCTCTTGAAGGAAAGATTCATGAATCAAAAGAAAGAGATTCTATAAAATCAACAATCTATCAACTTTCAGAATGGATACAATCAGAAGCTCCTTCTTCAAAAATGACGAAAGGGCACGATGATATGATGCAGGACGCTCAGTTAGAGCCAAATCAAGATAACTCAACAGAGCTAGGAGAAATTCCACATGCGGAAGAGAAAGGCTCTATAAAACAGAACAGTTTATTCGCACCATATTTGTATGGTCGGTATACATACTAGGAGAACAATGCTTAATTTCATACTTGCCGCTTATGGCTTGACATTCATTCTTGTATATGGCAAGATATTCGAATCCCTCCGACCAAACAAAGACCCAAACAAAATGTGGACGCTCTTGTTCTATTGTCCGCTTTGTATGGGGTTTTGGGTTGGAGCGTTTTTATTTTGCATTAACAACCAAACAGAACTATTTACATTTGATTATACAATCGCTAATTTCTTTATCTGTGGTTGGATCTCTGCTGGAACATCTTATCTAATTTCTATGTTGGTCGATGACTTCGGATTGAGAATACCGAGAAAAGAAG